ACCCGGAAGAACGAATCGTCGAGCATAAATTTCCGGATGACGGGGCTCGGGGTATAGTTGATTCCTTCGGCCATTACCTGTTACTCCAGTCGCGGATCGGGGTAGTCAGCGCCTTGTGCATGTCCCACTTCTTCATGCGCTGCGCAAGAGTCTCAGGTTTAAGCCCGTACTCCCTGGCCCAATCCGCAAGCAGCTTGCGCTCGCCGTTGTACTCGATGAGCGCTTTCTGGTTTGGCTTTGTTAGCGCCTGCTCTACGCTCCAGCCTGCGTCTAAGCGCTGCCGTATCGCCCACATGCTGATGCCTGTAACCTCCGCCCACTCTGTGATAGTACGTTTGGCCTCATCCAGCTCTAAACGGGTGTGATCCTCTCGGGCCGACTGAATCCTGCTCAGGATCACCCTATTTGCTGGGTCTTCGTAGTGCTTCCGCCTGATCTCGCTTTGCAGTGCTCTGGTGGCCTGTGTGCGCCGGCTCCCAGTTTGCCGCGCTACCATAGCTTCGCGCCACTCAGGATCAGCGGCGACAGCCTGCATCTTAACGCTGATCTGCCGCTTGACAGTATCCGGCCGCGTACTGCCTGTCTTGGAGGCGCTCATGTTCGCCACCCAGGCTTGACCTGCCTTAATTTTACGGAGCGCCTCTTTCTGTGCTTCGGACCACACAAGCCCTGAGTTTCGCCCTGCGGAGGGGCTGAGATTGTACGCCGGCTTGAGTCCGTCGATAAACCGCTGTTCGTAGAAGAGTAAATCTTCGCAGGAGCAGATAACCAGAGGTTCAAAGACGAATGAAGACTCTCCGTATCTGGACCAGGCGGCTTGGAGATACCTGTTACCGTGCTTACGCTTAGTCAGTTCGTTCCTGTGCTGCGCCCACCGAGTCTGTAGGCGCTTGGAACTCCCCACATAGATCTTCCCGTTCACAGTGTTCCGAATCTGGTATATGCCGCTTTTTGTCAGCACGCCGCCCCTCCTAAAAGAATTGGCAAGAACCTTACATCAATTACTTCACCATGTCACCAAGAACTTCAAACACATCCTCGATCCGCATGGCTGGTTTGCGGAAACTGTTCAGCTTCAGATCCACCCCGGACCCTGGGCAATCCTCGCAGTCGGCGCAGGCCTCTTCCAACGTCTCACGTCTCTTCTTGCAGTAGAAGTTCACTTCAGCTCCTTGTGCCTCGCTCGGCCTTGCGGCTCTCCGAACAGTTCGTGGGTCTGCTGATCCACTACGTGAAAACCTGCGACATGAAGCGCCCCCGCCAGGCGCCGCGCCAGGAGCGCGGTCTCCGGAGTCAGTGTCTCGGCGCGCAGAGCCTGCAGCAGCTCCCCGGTCTGGAGCATCATGACCTGGCAGGGGGTGCAGTTCATATCACGGCGCCTCCAGTACTTCGTCCTCTTGCCACGCTGCCGATCCTTCCCCGCCGAACCTCACCCCGCGCAGGACCCACCAGCGGCGTATCCCCCACATCCCATCCTCTTTACACCACCGGTCCAGTTCCTGGTCGGCGGCCGGTCGCCAGCCGCAATCGAGCAGCCGCATACGCATGAGTTGGTAGAGGGCATCGTGCCCGAACGCCCCGCGTATGAAGTTCTTGGTGTCTATCGTGGGGCCGCTCGGCCCGTCGCTGGCGTACCCTGCCCGCAGTATGAGTAGCCCGGACGCCGTCAGGGTGATGAACGGGGTGACGATGTCCGCCGGCGGCCGGATGGATGTCTGGACCGAGTAGGTCTCGTGCAGAACGTACTTGTAGCCCTCGCGGTACTTGATCTTTTCAGCCATGGTGCCTCCTATTCGGACGGGTTGTATCGGCATTCCCGGCACTTCGGATGCGCCCCGTGAGTGCCGGAAGAGCGGTAGGAGGGGCAGTAACAGTAGTCCTGCAACATCTTGATCCGGTCGTGATCTTCCATGTTACCTCCCTGATTCAAACCTTACCGCAGCCTCCAAAGCACTCGGACCAATGCCGTGTTCTGCTTCACGGCCGGCTGGTCTACCTCATGTCTAACGCTGGTCCCGCCCTCAAGGGCAACCGTCTCAGGGATGGCGTAGGGGTGGCAAGCGGGGAGGGTGAGCAGGGCGAGGATGAGGGCAAGGTATTTCACGCCGTCTCCCAAAGTTTTATCTCGTTCCTGCGCCGGACAATCAACCCATCGCAAACTTTCCCGCCTGCCCGGTTCCACTTCGCCAACCACTCCGGCACATCGTCGTAACGTCCCTGGTTCACCATCTTCAAGGCGGTTGAGGATCGAAACCCGCCGCACCCCACGTTGAACGCAAAGGACACCAGAGTGTCAAACTGGTTCTGCGAGATAGAGACCGTCACGGCCTTGTTGACCGCTTCCTCTGCCGGAGTTACATCCTGTGCCAGAAGGTCGAGCGCCTGCTGTAGCGTGATGCCGTGGGCGTACTCCACCTTGTTGCCAGCAATATTGATGTAGCCTGTTTTTTTCTCCGTCTCGGTGAGAAGGTGGCCAACACCTATAGTTTTCAGCCCTGCGGCGTCAAGGTATGTCTTGAGCACGCACCCTTCCCAATCCTTCAGCAGCTTCAGCCCGTTTGCGCTCATTTTCATTCCTTACCTCCTATTCCACGACCTGCACCGGTTCAATTACCTGAGGCGCGGGTGGTCGGTTTCTCCATGCGGATTCGTCGTCTCTGATCTGCCGTGCTGCATCCATAGGGTAGCAGCCGGAGGCGTCGGGAAGGGTGCGCCAATCGTAAATCATCTTGCGGGTATCCCATCCGTCGCTCCAATCTATGACGGCGGCGTACTCCTGCACCGCATACAGCCCCTGAGTACATTTCACTATGCGGAGATCCCCGGCATGAGCGGAGAGGGGGAGCAGCAGGGCGAGGATGACGAGTGGTCTGGTCATGTTGGCTCCTTATATGCCTGCGCAGTGATAGAAAAGCGTCGATCCAGCGGAACTAGAGGTGAATAGGAATTGTGCCGTGTTTGTGGACGGGACCACACGAATCACCCCTATCGAGTTATCGTTAGAGTTCACCTGGCATCCATAAACGGTCGTGAAACCTGTTGTTATCGTGCAAGCAGTCACGCCAGTGCCGCCCAGTGCTATAGCCCCATCGTTGTCATTCCCGGTGATGGTGCTGCCTGTCCCACAACTGGATAGTGTCGGGGCGGTGCCGCCTGCGCTTAAGACTCTGGCCGCTGTAATTGCGCCACCCGCCGATATTGACGCAAGCACAGCCGCACTGCTATTGCGCCATTCCGTGAGGTTGGCGCTTTGAGACGATGCACCCTGCACAATCTGGGCTATTTCAGCAGCAGCACCGTTTTTAACGTGAAGCTTAGCACCTACCACGGATTGAGCATCTGTGACCCCCATACCGATGCCTATATGCGATGTTGCGCCGGTTGCCAGGTTAAGGTTGCCACCCGTCGCGCCATCTGCTGATGTGGCGTCGATGATAGGCATGGGGAAACCGAGGATGAACCGAACCGCGTATTTGTTCGCGGCCCCGACTTGCGTGCTATCTAGCAGCCACCATTGCCTATTGCCGGTCCCGTTATACCCCAACAGTTGAAGCAAACCGTGAGTCTGCGTGGGCGAGCCGGAAACGTACCCCCTGCCTGACAAAAGAACACCCTGGCGCTGGGGTGTTTGGTCAGTGGAAAACGCAGTTAGTCTCCCATTCGATGTGACGTCGTTTCCAGCCGTCACATCGCCGAATGTAGTCAGTAGTTTCATGCTCACGTTGGTGATAGTCCCCGAGAATGAACTGGACCCGATCAGGAACAACTTTCCAGAGTTGGTGTCAGTATTCAACACCGTAATTTCAGCGGTGTACGTGCCGAGTGCCGACGTGGTAGGGAAAATAGTATTCCCGCCTGCGGCTATAGCTACATCTCCGGCCGTTCTGCTAGCTAAAGTGAATGATATTTTGTATCGTGCGCCGATGGTGGGCGAACTGCCCCCGGTGTATGAATACGTTGCTGATGTCGATGAGCCAGTAATGACCCCGCCAGACCCAGACCATCCCGTTCCAGTCCATCCAGAGGTATAATCGGTGGGGGTGATTAACTCCGACCCATATGAGTAGGCCGTGGTGACCGTATTCAAAGCCCCGCCTGCCGTTAATCTGGCAACGGTGGTATCCACGGCGATAGTACCGCCGCTTTCACTCAAACCGTCGCCAGCAGTAAATGTGCCTGACACATTGGTTAACTGGCTTCCGTCGATAGCAGGGAGCTTGCCGTCACCGTCAAGTTTCACTATTTGGTTCGCCCCTGTACCACTGTTGAGGGTTAGCACAGGAGTTGTGGACGTGTCCGCAACAGATATATCTGTATTAGCCGAGGTGACGCTGGTAACAGATCCACCGCCGCCCGAATCAGCCGTGAGAATGTCCGTCCATGACTTACTGTATGTGCCGTCCGTAATCTGGTTCCCGCCTAAAACAGTCTCTGTTGTCCTCCCGGCGTTATCCCGGAAGTTTTTGGTCCCGGTGCTGGCGTCTTGGATTGTTCCAGATGTATTCCCAATCATCTGGTTGTTGGTGATATTGATGTTGTTGGAAACCCCCGATGCAATTGTCACTGCATAAGTGCCATTGCCATTAAGCCCACCCGCACCCGCACCTATCGTTGCCCCGACTATGTTTACATTATCAATATCAGACCCTATAGAGACACCAGCAGTTGTGTTACTGGCGATCTCACCACCAAGTACAGAAACATCACCGCTCACGTTCCCTACTAACTTTACACCATTGGCTCCGTTCAGTAGCGCGTGCGGGGATGTGAAGTGAATACCATTAATTGTCCCAGCAGTAGCATCAAGCAACACCCCGTCGCCGCTGCTCGAACTGGCCCATACATTGCTGAACCTGGACCGGTAAACCCCGCCCGTGCTGGTGGGCGCTAGTTTGATCCCGTTTGTACCGTTGTCGAAGAAACAGTTTTCTGCGTACAGAGAGAATACGTTTTCCGAGGACGACGTAGGATCGATCAGCAGACCCACCCCCTGCTGAATGACGCTGGTATTGGTTATCATCAAAGCGGAGGAATTGCGCACCCTGATGCCAGCCGCAGCGGTGTTAGCAGGAGTCTGCGCCCCCATAAGCACATCATCGATGCCCTGTGAATTATCGCCCCCCTCAGACCTGATTCGGATACCGCCCGCCGCTCCGTCCTGAAACCGGCCATGCTTGATTCTGCTCACGCTACCCGTCATGATGATGCCGTAATAGTCATGATCCATGAAAAAGTTTTCTATAAACGACTCTTTACCTCGCAGCAGGACGTAAGCGCCTCCTGTGCGAGTGACTTGGGAATCAAACCCGATATCCTTAACATAGGATTCAGACCCTACTACATCCAGCAAGTCTCTCGTGGCGTGATTCCCCACTAACACAGTACTGAACCGGCCCGCCCCAACTAAACCCACCTTGGCAGGAAGGGTCAATGTTGCTGACGTACCAATGATGCAATTACCTGCTGGCAACTGGACGTAGCCAGAGGAAATTGCGTTAGCTTCGGCCTGGATCGTCGCCGTGTCGTCCGTTGAGCCGTTGCACAGCGCGGCGGACTGCACAACTCCCGTCAGTGCTTTTGCAGCCCCCACCTGCCCCGCCGTGATCCCCGTCAGCCCACTCCCATCCCCATCCGGCTGCAACGCGCTCTCCGCCGTAGCCACAATCGATGCAGGGGCGTAATCCGAGGAGGGGGTGAAGGCGGCGGTGTCGAACGTCTGACCCAAAGGTATCTCACCGGTCTGCACGGTGCGGCCAGTGTCGCCTGCGGTTCCGTCGTAGATAACCTTAAACTTTAGCTTATTGCTGGCTTCGTCAAGGTACGGGTTAATTTGCGGCCCTGCGTTGTCGTCTAGCGAAGTGCTCGCAATACCCAACGTCTGCACACCGAGAATAGTACCACCCACACTATGCAGGCCTGCTCGGACCGAAGCTGTGCCTATGCCAGTCCCGGTAGATGTTATACGCCAACCCTCTTTAGAGCCCACCCTAGCGGAGAGCGTCCCTGTGCTGGTATACAGGATGTCAGCGGCGGAACTGTTGTCCTCGTTCCCCAAATAGAATTTAGCGTTCTTGCCGCTTTCGCCGGTCAGGAATGCCTGCCCGTCGCCTAGTTCGTTTCTAACCTTAAACTCGGGGGAAACATAGGACTCAATGTAGCCCGCCAGCTTCGCGATGTTGCTGGTTAGAGATATAAAACGCAGGCCAGAATGTCTGACAGTTGATGCTGCATTATTCACCACAACGCCCGTTTGCGTATTGTCTCCCCGCAAAACACCGCCTACTATATCTACGTCGCCGCCCTGAACTATCACATTGCTGCTCATGTTCGACCATGCGGCGGGGTGGGAAATGAGGGTAGTTTTCCCGCCGCTCGTATTGACAACCGCGCCGTATTTGGCAGATGCGAACTGGGGCGAGGTCAGCTTTACTTCTGTAGATGTTCCTGTGACACTAAACCCTGTGTTGGTACGCAGTGCCGGACTGCTCAGATCGGTGATCCGAGGCGCGTCATAACTATCTCCAATGCTTTGCACTGAGTTTACATTGTGGAATGAGTACCCGGTCTGATACCCGTAAACAAAGTTGTTTGTGAGTTTGGTCCAGTCGTGAACATCAGACAACCTAATACCGTAACCGCTGCGTAGATGGTTATCAAAGCCGTTTGTGGTGGAGTTGTTTGAAAACGGCCAAATATGGTTACTTTCTATTCTTGTTACATCGGCGGAATTACTAAGCACAATGCCGTTTTTGCAGTCAATTATGTTGCGTTCGATTAAGGCTCTGGGCCGGTTTGACAGCCCGTCGTTCCATATCCCGTACTCAAACCCTATGATTGCGTTGTATCCTATGTAATTGTCTGCGTGGTCTGACACAATCGCAGTCCCGGAGAAATCAGTCTCACCGTTAACAATCTCGCCTGCGATGTCGCCCCGAAGAACGAGCACGCCTTTCAACTGCGCGCCATTCTTCATGATAATCCGCTTGCCGTTCTTCAGGTAGAGTGCCGAGCCTAGTGTGGTGAAGTTTTTGCTGGAATTGGATACGTGCGCGTACCCTCCCACCAATACTTTGTAGTTGGGTATGGTCAGGTCTGCTGACTCAACCACATACTTTTTTGAGTTGTCCAGGATTACCCTTTTGCTGCCATTCAGTGCGGCCTGTAGCGCGGCGGTGACATCAATTGTAGGGTCGGCTATCCACGCCGCCAGCGTGTTCCTTCCGCTCTGCCCGTCCATGTAGGCGGTCGGGCTCGCCCCCTGGCTATCGATCGCATCCTGCACCGCTTTGACCGCTGCCGAGTTGGCCGCCGTGGTGGTAGAGGTGGAGGTGGTGGATGAGGAAAGCTCCGACTCTTTGATGATGGTGGCGTCGGCGGGTTCTTTAAGATCGAGTTTGGCCTGTGCAGCCGTCGAGAAGTTGCTGAACCCTGAGATGGTCTTGTAAGTCGCAGCCGCTTCCGTCTTGGTAAGGCGGTCAATGGAGGTGTAGTTACTGAACGTAGTCAGGGTCGTGGTGTCGACCGGACCCTGGATGCCCTGAGGGCCTTGCGACCCGTCCGATCCTTTCTGTGCTTGGAGCTGCCAGGTGTTGTTCTGGGTCCCCGATGGGGCGGCCGGCGGTATCCAGGGCGAAACGTTGGTCGACGGGATCTTGGCTGCGAAAGATGAGCCATTGTACGTGGTGGCGTCCAGGGTCGAGTAGTTGGTGAACGCCGACCAGGCGCCTTTGAATTTCAGGCTGCCGCCAGCTATACCTTGAGGGCCGGTAGGTCCTGTAGGACCGGTAGGGCCTTGGGGGCCTTGCGCTCCGGAGTATCCCTGGAAGCCCTGCGGACCTGCTGGACCCGTGGCCCCGGTTGCGCCTGTCGGCCCGGTGGCTCCATGGTCCGCAATCATCGACCACTTGGTGGGGCTCGCGTCTGGAGTGGCCCCGGTCGAGGTGTCGATGGCGATGTAGGACGCGGCCGGCGTACCGAAACTCACGGCGTCGTTGGCATAGTACTCCATCAGCTCGTCGTAGAGTCCCTTCCACGCCATGGAGCCGCCTGCAACCCCTTGGGGGCCGGTCGGACCTTGCACACCTTGAGGGCCTGTGGCTCCAGTAGCTCCCGTAGGTCCTTGCGGGCCGGTCGTGCCCTGCGAACCCGTAGCGCCGGTCGCGCCCCGGGGGATGGTGAAGTTGAGCACGGCTGCACTGCTGGTCCCGGCGTTGGTCACCGCTGCGTTGGTCCCCGCGGCGCCGGTGGTGGTCGAGCCTACCGCAATGGTGGCCGCAGCCCCCGGAGGGCCGGAGCCCCCTGAGCCTCCCCCTCCACCCGTACCGGTGGTGCCGACGGGTGCGCCGGCGAAAGCTGCGGATGCGGTGACACATGCGACCAGGGCCAGAAGCCTTACTCGTTTCATCGATACCTCCGTGGTCGCTGTTAGGCGGCAAACGGTTTAAAGGTTTAGGCTACGACTCTCCAGCCCATCTGGTAGGAGCCATCCTCAGCCTGGAACAGGAAGAAGACCACGCTCTCGCCGGTCTCGAACTTGAGGCTGCCAGGCACTGTGCCGCCCAGGAGCGCGTTCTCCCCCAGGTAGGCCGTGAAGGCCTTCTCTGCGTCGGCCGTGATTTGGATGGTCTGCACACCCCATTTCTCGATCTTGATCTCGTAAATCACGCCCTGAATCAGGACGAGGGACCAGGCGCCGTCCTGTCCCGTCAACGCCTGGACCACCACCGCCTCGGTGTCCACCGTGGTGGCGTCGACGTGCTGACCCGGGATCGGCGTGGCCTTGACGTAGCGCCCCGCGGAGGGGGCGCCCGAGCCTAAAAGATGCGTACCTGTGAGGGTTTGCAGGGCCATGTCAGTGCCCGTAGCCCGTGCATTTCACCGAGTCGGTCGCCGTGCCGGTGGAATATTTGCCGAAGGCCAAGGTGGCGGCGTTACTCGGGATGAGGAAAGGACCGCTGACCCCGTTCAAGGGGATCTCGGTGCCGGCGTTGTTGATCTTCATCCTGGCGGCCGAGGCTGCGCCGGTGGTCGGGTTCACGCAATTGATCAGAAGCCTGTTGGTGCCTTCCACCACGGTGGTGTCGGCGAAGGCCGGTTTGGTCCCGGTCACGGTGGCCGAGATGGTCTTGGTGCTGTCCAGCCCTACCTGGTCCGACTGCTTCAGGTTGGCGTCGGTCATGTTGGTCCCTTTGGTGTAGCCCCCGGCGAAAGCGATGGTGGACATGCAGACGAGCAGTACGATCACGAGCAGTGTTTTCATGTGGGTCTCCTTTTAACCGTTGAATTTATTCCAAAGCTCCAGCACTTTCAGTACCAGACCGTGCTGGTCCAGGACGTAGAGCGCGAGGAAAATGGCGAAGGGTAGGTATGGGGCCATCTGGGTCTTGACCCCGGCCCAGAACTTTTTCTGCTCGGTCTCCACCTCGACGGCGCCGGCCTCTTTCGCGTGCTTCATCTCCAGATCCGCGACCCGCTCCTCCACCGAGGCGAGGCGCTTCTCGTCGTTGACCCTGCTGAAAAGCTCTCGGAAGTCCAGATCATGCTTGTCCAGGCGTTTCTCGTGGTTGGCTACGGCCACACTCTGCGCCGCGATCTCTTCGAGGGCTGTCGCGGTGCGCTCGCCCTGGGTGGCGAATCGGTCCAGGGACTTCATGATGTGATCCAGGGTCGGGTTCTGCGGGCAGTCGGCGACGGTGTGGGCCATAGGCAGAGCCTCCAGGCGTGCAGGATTACAAGTTAATTTGAATCTGGACGGCCACGGCCTGGTTCTGTGAGGCGGCGACCGCCGCCTGCGGCTCCAGCCCGCCCATCTTGGTCAGGTATTTCCAAACATCGACTTTGGTGGTCAGGCCCACCTGAGGGTTCTGCAACTCCAGATAGAGCGAGTCCAGGAAGTCTTCGGCGATGGCCTTGCATTTCACTTTGAAGGTGTGCCCCTGCTCGCGCACGTCGCGCTGCGCCTCGGCCACCGCCTTGCGGAAAGCGGGGAGAGGTTTCAGGAGCTCGAATCTGTCGGGGGTGATGCCGAAACGGTCCAGGATGGCGGGGATA